GGACAGTATAGGGGACAACAATAGGCACTGTATCCGCTAACTCCCCAAGAAGTAGGATTCGGTTCTTGGCTTCCTCACTAGGAAAACATAGTGTTAAAATCTGATCAACTATGTCTAGTAAGGGTCTTGATAAGCTACTATCAAAAGCAGAGTAGTCCATAGATATTACCCGACGTCCATGTGCACGTTGAAGTAGACGAGTACACTCAACGTCTACATATGTATCACCTAGCCAAGCAGAGAACCCGGAATGCCTACGACATGCATTCAAGAAAGGATACAAGATAGTTGCACCCAATATCGTTTCAGCATGATCATAACCCCAAACATTCCGTTGCTTAGGAATTTCCTTTAATCCCTTAGGCTGTCCCCGCCAAAACCAGACACAGGGGTAGAAATCTTCAACTCTCGCCGCTGTTCTAGCCCTACGAAGATAGTCATCCGCCAATGCACGGTCACGGGTCAACCAGGGTAACCCTAATGACGTATCTTTTGGCATTAACTCATAGGCTAGTGAAAAACTCGCAAGACGCAATGATCGCAGAGGAAATCTAGAGCACGTTCTCTGAAATGCCTTGGCCAAAGCATCCCTATCAGGATTCCAAGATTGTTTCCAATACTCGTAAAGACTTGGCAACCTATCCTTAGCTGGAAGCATAATGGAATAGGGTCCAATCTTTTCCTTTTCGTGCTCTTCAATCTCTCTCAGCTCTTCGTACTCGGGGTATCCGACTTCTCGTTCGCATCGTTCGATGATTTCTTCCCTAGGGATTGAATCATAGAACGGAGTGCGTAGATCAGTGGGAAAACCGCGATTAATGCGATCAAGAATTCCTTCAAGGCGCCTACTACCCGCGTCGGGTAGGTTAGCCATGAGCTGTTGGAAGGATCGTTCACTTACTGGCACTCCTCTTCTCCTTCGCAGTTTGACCAGTCAGCTGACTGGGTGACCCAGCTAAAGAAGTTGCCCGTTCACGGAGAACCTTCTTTCGGAGCGTGGGTTGCCTGCGACGCTTCTTCAACTTTGTAGCTTTCGCTATTTGTTTAAAACTTGCTCCTCCACCAGCAAGAACATCAGAATTAGCTTCTGGAATGTTTACTGATGGATTTTGTGCAAGTACTCGCCCTAATCCAACTTGGCCTAATCCTTGTAACCAAC